CACGAATTGAGTGAAGAAGCGTTTCGGGTTTACAGTAATAGCAGTTTTACTTTTTACAAATCGGGCGATACTTTTTATGTAGCTGACAATAGCTCAGCCGATCCGTGGGAACTTGGAACTTTGAAAGACGTTGAAGAGTATCTGTTGGTATTTGCTAATAATGGCAAATAAAATCATGCAAAACCTTAGAAATAGCGGGAACCGGACAACTGGAACCCGCTATCTTTTTATAAAACTCTTATAATCTTCGATTTTACTTTTTTAGACAAAATATCTGCCTTGGATTTGGATATATTCATGGCGAAAGTGATCTCTATGATACTTTTGTTCCGGCTCCGAAGGTTGAAGAACTCCATTTCCTCCGGCGTAAAATTGCATAGAGCACGGAACCGCTCAATTTCTGGCATTGTAAAATCGCATATTTTGAGTTGCTGGGCCATTAAATTGCTCCAATCAAAAAGGATGCCATGAGCGACATCCTCGATTTTATTTCTTTTTCGTTTTTCTAACCGCTGTGCCTTTTTTGTTACCGCTCTTCTTGAGTCTCGTTTTGACTTTTTGTCCCATTGTTATTCTGCACCGATCCTCCATTGTTGACATTTACGTTGTTGTAACCGTTTCCATCCTGCGAGTAGCCTATATAGTCATACTGCGAAATGTACCAGACAAATCCACCAATAGTGGCAGCCCATAGCGATAATATTATAATCAAAATTATCCACAGCCGCTTGATTGTCGACTTCAATTCCTGCAATATCTCCGTGGCGAAATTAAGATGTTCCACTCTTTCCTCCACGTCCACAATTCTTTCGTTAATATCCACAATCCCTCCTTTTTAACCAGAACGTTTAGGCACAGTCTGATTGTGTTCTTTTCTTAAGTGTTCGTCCAGGCGGTCATGCACGCGCCTGATGGAATCTTTTGTGTCCCTGGAATTCTGCCCGACCAGATTCTTGATCTCGTCCAAATCCTTGCGCACATACTCCATTTCCTTGTTGAACGCTCCCCAGCGTTCATTTTCTCTCGCACTGTCTGTATTACCGCTTCGCCAAAAGGAAGCAGCAGCAAGACAGCAGCAAACAATAGTGCACATTAGCTGTATTGTATTCGTGTCCATTTAATCACCACCGTCATATTATTTTATCTGATATGTCCAAACCTATCGAATTCGAGAGGTTATCCAATACCCAGGTACTGCAATGCGCCGTCTTTGTCCGGTGTCAGCGTGACCGGCTCCGTTGCCATTTCGCCATTCTCATTCAAATAGTACCACTTCCCGCCAATATCCTGCAATCCTTTCAACATGGCCCCGTCTGCACCCAGATAATACCAGTGTCCGTTATGCATGTACCAGACTTTTGCAACCATCATCCCGGCAGCGTCGAACCAATACCATTTGCCGCCATCAAGCACCCAATCATTAGACACATAGTTGCCCGTGTCGCCATTGCAATAGCGCCAGCCACCATTCTCCTCGATCCATCCGGATTTCACCGTTGTGGTAACGCCGTAATGTATTGCTATCGCGGACGCTTCTGCCTGTGCCAGTCGGTCAAGGTTGTCGTCGTTCAGCAGCCATGCCGTGGAGGCTGCGTTGGTATGAAACGAATGTTCCAGGATTAACCCCGGTGTTCCCACCGCTGTGGCTCCGCGGATTACGCCGTAATAATCGCCATTATTGCCGCTTCTATTTTCGATTCTGGCGGCCTGTTTGGTTCCCATGCAATTTTCTACCACCTGTGCCAGCAAAAGCCCTATAGCGTCCGCAGAGTGATTTATAGCGCAGTAAGCGGCCGGGTAATCAATGCTGTTATTGACCGTGTTTACTACCGCATTGGAATGATTGGAAATGAATAGATCGCATCCTTTCGAAGCTACGCCGCGGTCATACGTTGCCTTGTCAGTTGCCTGATTGACGCGCGTGGTAATGACCTCAAATCCATGTTGCTGTAAGTACTTTTTTTGTAATTCTGTCAGCTTCCACGTCATGTCTGATTCATAATACCGGATGTCCGCCGGTGACTGATTATATTTTCCGTAATGTCCTGCGTCAAGACATATTTTCATCGTTTCTCCTCCATCGTATTGCGTCAGGTTGTTACTCTCAATGACTGCACATAGCTTGTCTACGTAGGCCGTGTCAGTCGCGTATCCACCGGCCTTAATGATCTGCGCTGCCGTCCGGTAATCTGTGCAACCGGACAGACCGGCATATCGCAAGTTATTCCCATTCATGGCTCCCAATAGGTAATCACTGTGATCATTGATAGATTGCGCAAGTGATTGGTACTTGCGAAAAGCTGCCGTGATTGTGTATTCATTGCCGGCAGTGTCCTGCTCCTTGGTTTCTTTGGTGTATGTGCTGCCATCCCACTCTGATGCCCATGTATTGCCAGATAACACGGCCTTCATTCCGAATAGATTGTTTGCCATGACTGCCAGTTCACTAGTTCCATATGCCGATTCCAGACAGGCCTGTGCGATTGTGACGCTTGCAAGGATGCCGGATGTCTTCATGTCAGCTTGGGCAGCTTCGGCAATTAATCCTATAAATATCTGTGACATAATCCTCCGATCAAAAAGGGCCGGAACATTCCCGACCCAGTCAATGTTGCGATATCGCAATTATTCCGTCACTTCCGGCATGCCAGTAAGTACTGATGTCATCACGGAAGCCACCGCCGCTACTGCCGAAATAGACAGCATTCCAAGCCAATCAACATCGGACACCGCCTGTCCGACTGTAATCATTGTCAAGCCGGTCTGGCAAAAGGTTTTCAATGCTCTCACGCCCGCTGCTTTTACCCATTCTTTGCTCATTCTTAATTCCTCGCTTTCTTTTTGTAAATAAAATAACCACCCGTAGGTGGATTGTTGCTCATGTCAATTTGTAATGTGGCCGCTCCTGCCCGAACCACCAATATCGAAGCCAATCATCCAATATAATCCCGATCAGTGATACCGGCACCCACAGTATCACGTACTGCGGACACACTTGACCAAAAATATTCCCCATCATATTACTGTAATCCCATATTGCCCACCCGAAGCGCAGATTAACAATACAGCCGGTCAAAAACTCCAAGGCCGTTACGATACATGTTCCAACCAATACTTGCCGCCATAGTGGCATTTCCCACGGTATGATCTCATTAATCAGCCCTAGGCAGACAAAACAGATGCCGCCCAGAATAAACATAGTCCAATGGCTGTATCCGCGCCATAGTAGTTCAATTACGACATACAGCCCGCCGCCGGTAAGCAGTAGGGTTAAACACTTGATCAATTGTTTCATGCGTTCCCTCCAGACACCGCTGCAATAATGGCAGCCATATTATCTGCCAAATCAGCCGGCAAATCCATGCCGTAACTGATAGCGTCAAGTTCCGCAAATGACTCGGCGCGACGAATCCATGCGTTGAGGTGATTGCAGTACGTTGTGTGATATAGTTTGTGCTGTGTCGCAGCCGTGCCGATACTTATGATGTCTGCCGCTTGGTACAGTTTGCACAATGTACCGTCTGCGTGATAGGGGTATGCCGGTGCACCAGCTTGCACCGTTGCCACCGCTGCCGACAAATTGATTTGATCTGTTTCGGTCAAGCTGTAGTGCTCTATGCTGCCGTCAGATAGTTGCACGTCAAAGCCAGCCGCAATAGCCGTTGCACAAGCCGCCGCTATCTCTTGCAACTTAGATAGTCGCCGTTCCGGTAGGGTTGGTGTATATGGCTCTGGCGGCCCCGGCGACACATCGGTCGACGCTTGGTGCATACTGCCATCATTGCTAAGATATATTGTTCGGCCATCGTCTCGATATATTGTTTCGTAGCCGGTTATAGTAGTGGCTTTTTCACCGCCGGATGTGTATAATATGATTTTTCCCCAGCTCGTCGGAACCTCGTCGGCAAAGACGATCTGCATAATATTTGGCGTCTGCGGATGAATACTCTCGATATTGTATAATTTCTTATTGTTTCCAATTTTAATTGCCTCCATTTTCACACTCCTTTTCTTTGATTTTCGTGTTAAGATTTATTGTAAACTATTCTTCAATGAATCAATTAATTATTAAACCGCAGAAAAAGTTATGCTTGAAACGCTTTGTCTCGGGTAAAAAAGTTTTATGTTTCCGCCGATAACTCCCGTGGATAGGATCAGCTTTATCCTCACTGTCCCATCTCCGTTGTTGATGGCACTGATTCCTTGTAATATATTGCTCGAAGATATTATGGAAGTATAATTAAAACCCGCTTGACCAATTGAGCCTGTCGCCATTTGTGATGGTACTGCCGTGATAATATAAACATCAGTGTAAAATTGTATCTGAAAACCAATTAAATCAAGGGCGCTATAGTTTATAATAACGTTCATATTTCCGGCGTTCGCAACTGAACTACTAAACCATGTCCCCATACTGTTTAAAAGTGATGAATATGCATTATATACCGCTGCACTGCTAGCTGTCATTCCTGCACTTGCAGCTCCGCCGGAACTGGTATAGCTATCAGATATCCTGACATGTCCATAATTGCTGGCGTTCCCAATACCGTAGGTTGTTGCACTGCTAGCATGTCCGACGGGTGCTTTGCCGCTCAATCCCGCAGTTAAATCGCTATTTGTTTGTGTGATTTGATCTTGCAACACCTTAGCCACCGCTGCCGACACCGGCAACTGCGAGTTATTAGTAACAGCATTATTGACCAGCATACCCACGGTAAGAATGCCGGTTTTGAAATTGTTAAAATCCTGAAAAAACTTTCGAATTTTGCCAGCAACTGTCCTTGTCGCTTCGCCCGCCACCGGTACGGGAAACTCTTCGGTGATTGTGTCGAATGTTGTTATTTGCGTATCGGAAATATCACCGGTTCTCGGTACCCTGTCTTTCAATTCTGCATCGATAATATCGGCATTATCATTAAAATCATCGATGTTGTAAATGTCTTCCTGCCCCGGCTTGATCAAATTGTAGTTCTCCGTAAAACTTGCCATTATCCCAAGTCCTCCTCTCTGATTTTAAGATGCGTAAATTGCCCCAAAAATCCATGTGTGTAATCGCTTAGTGCTTGGTGCTGATTGTATCTGATAGTGAGTGTATACACCAGATTTGCCGGAATA